CCCACGGCCGTGCCGATGGCCTGGCCCCACTTCCCATCATCAGCGGCCTGCAGGGCCTGGATGTAGCCCGCCGCGTTGCTGAGCGTGTTGGCCACGCTGCCCAGCTTGTTGGCGTTCTCCATCATCCACGAGCCGGCCTGGTTGAGCGGGCCGGTCGTGTTGCGGGTGAGCCATTCGCCCAGGTCGTTGGCGCCGAAGGCCACGCTGTCACCGAAGCCGCGGCCCAGGTTGAAGCCGCCGCCGGGCTGCGGGCGGCCCTGGCCGTCGGTGTTGCCCACGAATGCGTTCATGGCGCCGGCCAACTGGCGGGCGAAGGGGCGCACGACGGCTTCGATGGCGGGGCGCAGGACGAGGCTGCGAAACAGGCCCTTGAGGTACTCGGCCGCGTTCTTGCCCCCGTTCATGAGCGCGTCGGTCAGCGCCTGGCCGATCTGGTCAGAGGTGCGCTGCCACTCGGCCTCGATCTGGCGGGTTTGCTCGATGCTTTCGCGCGTGGCCTCGCGGCTGACCACCGCGTCACGGATCTTGTCGGCGTACAGCTCGTAGGCGGCGCTGCCCTTTTCCAGGCCCAGCCGCTCCAGCTGCAGCAGGGCGATGGCGACCTCGCGCTCGGTGTTGCTCATGGTGAGCGCGGCGGTTTCGTCCTGGATGGCGCGCACCATCTCCTGCGCGCCAGCCAGCGAACGGTCGGCCGCGGCTTCGGCGGCGTCGACGTTGGCTTGCTCGCGCAGCGAGCGGGCGGCGGCCAGCTCCAGCTCGGCCTGGGTGCTTTTGCGAAGCTGCTCGTCGAGCTGGGCTTCGGCGCGTTCGTAGGCGGCGATGGCCTTGAGCGAACGCTCGGCCATGAGGGCGCGCTCGGCTTGGGCGCGCTTGGCGGCTTCGGCGGCCACTGTGGTGTCGGGTGGAGCCTCTCGCGGCAGGGTGGGCACGATGTCGCCGCGGCCGCGGTCGCCTTGGAGCTTCTCGAGTTCCAAGCGTAGTTTGAAGATCTCTTCACGGCGCGCGGCGATGGTGGCGCGAATGTTGTCTGCGCCGGCCGTGCGGCCGCCCGCCACGGCGCGCGCCAGTGCCGCCTCGGAGCGTTCGTTGAGCCTCTCCAGGCTGTCGATGGTGTCGCGGATGCCTTCCACGGTGCGCGCCTGCGCGGCGCCGTAGGCCAAGCTGCCGCCCACCACGGCGCCGATGCCCAGCAGCGCCAGCACCAGCGGGTTGGCCGCCAGGGCGGCGCCCAGCGTGGCCACGGCGCCGCGCAGGAGCTTGATGCCGTCCACGATGGCCGGCAGCGCAGCCAGCAGGGCGGCACCGCTGAGGCTGCCCAGCACGGCGGCGATGGTGGGGCCGTTTTCGCGCAGCACGGCGCCCAGCGAGTCCAGCGTGCCCGAGAGGCCGCTCAGCGCCTTCGCCAGGGTGCTGGAGGCACCGGTGGCGGTGTCCATGTCGCCTACGAAGCGGGTGGCGCTGTTGCGCAGCTGCGTGAGCGCGCCGCCCACGGTGAGGGCCGAGCCGCCGAGCTCGGAGCGCAGGGCCTCACCCTGCGATTCCAGCGCGCGCAGCACCTCGGCGGCGGTGATCTTGCCTTGCTGCCCCAGCTCGCGCAGCTGCCCGATGCTCACGCCCAGGCCGTCGGCCAGGGCACGCGCCAGGCGCGGCGTTTGCTCCATCACGGAGTTGAGCTCTTCGCCGCGCAGGGCGCCGGCGGCCAGGCCCTGGCCCAGCTGCACCAGCGCGGCCTGAGCGCCGGCCGCCGAGCTGCCCGACAGGGTGATGGCCGTGCCGATGGCTTCGGTGATGCGCAGCAGCCTGTCCTGGCTGACGCCCAGCCCTTCGGTGGCCCTGGCGATGCTGGCGAAGGTGCCGCCCAGCTCGGTGAAGCTCACGCGCGAGCGCTGGGCGATCTGGAACAGCGCGTCATAGGCCTGGCTGGCCTGCTGCGTGTTGCCGGTGGCCAGGCGCAGCTGGCTGTTCAGGTTGGTGACGGCGTCAGCGGCCTGCACGAGCTGGCCCACCGTGGCCGCGCCGATGAGGCCCGCGAACACGTTGCGCAGGCTGCCCACGGTGCGCTCTACCGCGGCGCCCGCGGCGCCCAGGCGCTCCATGCCGCCGGCGGCCTGGTCAAGCTCGCCGCGCACCTGGGCGGCGCCCGTGGCCGACAGGCGTATGCCGATGTTCGCGGTGGTCATGCCTCAGCCCTCAGCGGGTTGGGGTGCGTGCTCGGCGTCCACCTCCAGCACGGCCTTTTCGGCCGCCTGGATGCAGGCGAGCACCTCGCGCAGCTCTTCGCCGCGCAGGTGCTCCACCTGGCGCAGCCAGGCCAGCACGGCGGTGTAGTCCAGGCCGGTACGGCCGCCCATGCCCGCGCGCCACTGCGTCTGCAGCGCCGACCAGCAGCGCCACGCCACCAGGTTGCAGGGCCACAGCACCAGCTCGGGCTGCGGCGCGCCCGCGAAGAACGCGCCCAGCGCCGGGTCCACCAGGCGGGCCGCCTGGCGCTGCTGGTAGGCGTGTTCGACGCTCGCACGGGCGACCGCGGCTAGTTTTTTGCCTTGGCCCCGACGTCCTCGATGTAGGCGCGGAGCATGAGCTTGGAAATGCCGGGGATCTTCATCAGCTCGCGCAGTGCGCCTTCCGTGAAGGGCAGCTCGCCGTCTTCGCCCTTGACACCACCCCAGCCGGTGACGATGTCGGCCAGGAAGTCGGCGATGAGCGAGTCGCGCTCGGCCAGCTTGTCGGCCAGGGCGGCGTCATCGAGCCGGCGCGCGAGAAACCAGAAGTCGAACGGCTGCGGGCCGTCTTGGTTGGCGATGGTGCCCCGCACCGTGCAGCGCACGATGTCGGAGACCTGGATCTTGATGGCCATGGGTTTGGGTCCGATACCAAGCGGGTCCGATCAGAAGGTGGGGCGCGGCGTGCCGGACTCGGACCCATCGGATCCGGCGCGGGAGGAGGAGCCGCTGCCGCGCCCCGAACCGATCACGCGTAGGTGATGAAGCGGCCCAGCATGGCGATGCCGGCCTGCACCGAGTTGACCTGGTTGCGCTGCATGCTGGGCATCTCGGAGACCGTGAGGTGCCCGTAGCCGTAGCCCGTGCCGCCGCCGGCCATCACGACCTTGAAGGCGACTTTCGCCAAGCGGCGGCTGATGTCCAACATGGTCTGGTAGCCGGCGAGGTTGGGGTCGTGCGCGAGCGTGAGCGTGAGCTGAGTCGGGTTGAAGCCGGTGGGCACCGCGATCGAGTTCCGACGTGCCAGCAGCTCGACGTTGGTGAACCGGGCGTCACCGCCCTGGGCCGCGATGTTCAGCACCTGCGGGATCTCGACCCAGCTGCTGATCTTCTGGCTGGAGCCGGCACCGGCACCGGCCGCGAACCAGGTGGTGTCGGTGCTGTTCAGGCCGAGCAACTGGTACGTGTCGACGGTCTGCTGGTCGACCTTGAAGACGCTGTCGGTGGCGTCTTCCCAGCCGCTCGTGAGCAGCACTTCGTCGGCGTCGGAGTAGCCGTGCGCGGTGGCCGTGGCCACGGCGGGGTTGGCGTTGCTGATGCCGCTGATGGTCTTGGCGGCCGCGAAGGTCTGGCTGATGTAGAACTTCGAGCCTTCGGCAAAGTAGAAGGACATGGTGGGCTCCGGTCAGGAAAGGGTGGTGCCCGCGGTGCGGATGCGGGCAGAGAGGACCAGGGTCGCGGCGGCGAACTTCTCGGCCTCGGCGTCGAAGTCGTAGGCCAGCTGCAGGGGCTCGAGGCCGGCGGTGATCTGGCCGGCGAGCGTGGGGTCGGCCATCAGCCGGCCGTAGACGGCGCCGACGAGGGCGTCGATGGCGGCGTCGGGCGTGGTGCTGGTGGTGCGGGCGTAGCACTCCACAGCCACCCGCACGCGCCAGCTCTCGGGGCCGCCGAAGCCGTACAGGGCGGCCTCTTCGCGGGTGGCGTCGAGGGGCCGCACCGCCACGGCCGAGGCGGTGGCCTCGCTCCAGGGGCGCAGCCGCACGCGGGCCACGTTGGCCGAGACGGCCGGCGCCGCCTGCAGGGCCGCCACCACCGCGCCGACGACCTGGCCGACGATGGTGGTCATGCGGCCTCCAGCATGAGCCGGCTGCTGCCCGTGCCGTCAGGCTGGTGCGCTGCGATCACGTAGGCCCGGCCACGCACCACCACGCTCTTGCCCTCGGGGCTGCGCGGCACGCTGGCCGTGGGCACTTCGAGCATGGGCCCCGTGCTGGCCATGCCCAGCGCGCCCACGTCGCCAGCGGTGTAGCCGTTGGAGAAGATGCCCGCCACCTGCACGGCCTCGATCTGCGCGACCACGTTTGCCAGGCGTGCGAACACACTGGCATTGAGGCGCGCTTCGAGGGCGGCGAAGGGGGCGGCGGGCATGGCCTGGGCCGTGGGTCAGACGGTGGCGTTCAGCCGCACGAAGGCGGTGGTCTGGCCGTTCGTCTTGGCGACGGTCAGCGCGCCCACCTTCAGGTTCGAGCCCGCCGTGGTGGTGATGCGCTTGTTGGTGTTGTCCCAGTAGACGATGGTGCCGACGCTGCCCGTGTCGGTGCCCAGCGCGGTGAGTTCACAGACGCCTTCCAGCGCCATTTCGACGGTGGCGCCGCTGAGGGCGGCGCTGGTGGCAACGCCGAAGAAAGAGCCCACCTGCATGCCGGCGCCCGAGGCGACGTCGTAGGGAGCGGCGACGGTGAGCACGTCACCGTCCTGGATCATGTTGCGCATGGTGCTGTTCCTTGCTGCTGATGTGCGGTGGCGGCGTCAGCCGGGCGCAAAGTGCGCCCGGCCGGCGTCATCAGGCGCCGTTGGCCTTGTAGAGACCGCGGAAGTCGATCGCCTTGGCACCGAAGTCCAGGCGGCACTTGTAGGAGACACCGTCGACCTCGAAGCCGACGTCGCTCTCGATGACCGGGCCTTCGGCACCGTCGAGGTAGCAGTACTCGACCGTGTCGACCTGCGAGCTGGCGGCGGCCAGGTACCACGCCGAGGCGCTGGAGGCATCCAGCAGCGGCTCGACCACGGGCTCCAGCGCGGTGCGGCCACCGGTGCGGAACTCGTTGATGTTGCTCGGCTGGGCCGGCATGTACTGGTTGCTGGTGAGCTGGTAGGCGGTTTGCTCCAGCGCGGCCGGCACGATCAGGAAGCTCGGCGCGAGGTTGAGCTCTTCGCCGGCAAGGCCCTTCTGCACGCGCATGGCGGCGCGCGCCGTGGACAGGCTGGACAGCTGCAGGGCACTGCCGGC